CTTTAATATAAAAATTAAGATTGAACTATAAATTATAGTGCAAAGTTAGTAACAGTGAATTTCTCATACTGAGTACCAGCATGGAATCCAGCTTCTACTAATGCGTATCTAGATTTTACAGCTACTTTCGGAGCCATAGTACCTTCAACGATTGCTTGAACTGATTCAGCCATTAAGTAAGGCATGAATACTAATCCAGGACCATTACCATCACCTTTTCTACCAATTAATACCTCAGGAGACATGAAATCAATAGATGGGTCAGTGTAAACATTAATACCAGCTACAGAACCTAAAGGATAGATTGAACCTGCAACTTGATTAAATGTGTTAGCCATTGGATAAGCTACGAAACCTGCAACAGATTGTAAAGCAGATGCGATAGCACCACCAACAACTGCGAAGTTACCAGCACCTCTTCTACCTCTTTGAGCGATTAAGTTAGCCGCTGCTAAGATGTTAGTTAAGATTTTTCTTTGCTTATCAGCTTCAGTCTCACCACCAGCTAATGCATCATTCCAGTTGAAACCAGCGATACCAGAACCAGCCATATCTCTCATCTTTAATAAGATGTGATTGTTGATAGACTGAGTTAATTCGTTAGTTAAAACTGCTTCTACTTGAGCAACAGCATCAACACCGAATTGTTTAAGATCTTGTACTTGTTCTCTTGTTACGGCAGCAGCAACTTGGAAAGTTTGAGCTGAAACGCTTTTTGAGAATAAAGATAGACCCATTACTTTGTCCATAGTTTGTTCACCAACTTCTCTGTTCATTGGTACACCTAAATTAGCATCAGATGCAGCACCTGAAAATTCAGGAATGTGATCTTCTAAAGCTTTTACTAATCTTACATTAGAATTAGCTTCAAAGTATTCTGACATGTTTAAAGTATGTCCATCAGCACCATCAACAGTTGCATCAATTGCAATTGAATAGATAGTATCTCCTGAAATTCTTGAAGTACCAGCATCAACAACACCAGTAGCAGCACCTAAAGGAGCAGTTTCTGAGATTACATAAGTTGGAGAAGTAGTTCCTTTGATTTTACCACCTTCGTAAACGAAATCTAGGTAAGATAAAAGACCCATTGGTCCAGCCATTGGTACAACAGGTACTAAATCAAGACCGATTGTTTGTGCAGCAACTTGCATTGCTAAAGGTAAAAGAGTTGGGGCTTTATCGCCTGATCCATCTGCATTACCTGCAGTAGGGAAGTTTGTTCCTCCCATACCAAAGATGTTACCTGCAGTCCCTAAAGACATGAAGTTTGCATCTTCATAAAGCTTGTGATTGTGACAGTATTCTGACATCCAAGCTAGTTTTGCGCTTTCGTTAATTCCAGTTGCTTCCGAGATAATCGGAGACCAAGTGTTTCTAACTTCAGCTTCATTAATTAAATTTGCCATTTTGTTAAATTATATTTTTAATGGTTTTATGCTTCTTTCTATTATTAGATTAAAGCTCGACTTGCTTGGGTTTTCTGCTTCGATACCCTGTATCGTCGATTAGTTTATATATTGTTTACTTTTTAAATCTTTTCTTTAAGCTTTCAGCGTAGTCAGAAACATCGTATAGTGGCTTGTTTTCTTCCTCAACAACTGTTGATTCATTAACTGCCGCTAACTTTTCTAAGTCAACTTTAACCTCTCTTAGATCTCTAGTTTCCCAGAAGTTTCTAACTTGATACTCAGTTTTTAGAGTATGATAGTTTGCTTGTGCTTTAATTTGTGTTTGTTTTGCTTCAGTTAAAGATTCAAACTTCTCTTTATATTCTGCAGGCATTGCAGTCATAAATAATGGTTCGTTATTTTTAGATTCAACAACTAGTGTTGCACCTTCAATAATTGAGTTAATTTGAGATTCATTCATGAATGCTCTTTTTGCAACTCTATTTCTAACTTCAGTTTTAGCATCTTCGTTTAGTGCATTGTAAGCTTCTTGTATAGAACCTGAAACTACATTTAAGAATGCAGGATTTTCATTTTCTTTTACTTGAGCAGCTTCTACTAATGCATCTAACTTAGATGAAATTTCGTTTTTGTAAGCTTCTAGTGGATCGTGTGCTCCATCTTCGCCTTCAGTTTCTTCATCACCTTCACCAGCTTCAGCTTCTTCAGTTTCACCTTCTGGCTCAACTTCAGATACGTCTTCAGTTTCATCTTCTAATTCTTCAGCAGGTTGACCAGCTCCATCTTCAGCAGCAGGATCTACATCACCTTCTTTTGAATTATCACCAACTTCTTCTCCGCCTTCAGCTTCTTCTTTTTCAGCACCAGGTGCGTCAACTTCATCTTCTTCTTCAGTTACTTCTTCAGTCTCTTCAACTTCTTCAGTTTCAGCTACTTCTTCAGCACCTTCACCAGCTTCATCTTCTTCAGCTACTTCTTCAGCACCTTCACCAGCTTCATCTTCTTCAGTTACTTCTTCAGTTTCAGCTACTTCTTTAGCTCCATCTTCACCTTCATCTTCAGCAGGTAATTCACCAAGTTCAGCTTCTTCAGTTTCATCTTTAACTTCAGCGTCAGATTTTACTGTTTCATCTTCTAAATCTTCAGCAGGAACTCCAGCTTCATCTTCTTCAGTAACTTCTTCAGTTTCTTCAACTAAATTTTCGTTAATTTGAACTGCGATATATTCAGCATACTCAGATACTGATTGTAAGTTTTCTTTTAAATACTCAACGTAAGATAATAGAGCCTTTGCAGAGTCTGTACTTTCGTTCATACTTTCAGCTAAATAATCAGAAAAGTCTTTAACTTTACTAATACCTTCAGCTAAATGCTCAGAATATTGAATGCCTTGATCTAATTTTTCAGCAACAGCCTCAGTATAAGATATACCTTGATCTGCTTTTTCAGCAACGTGTTCTGAATACTGGATTGATTCGTCTAATTTGCCAGCTAAATACTCAACATATTCTGAGAGAGTATTAACGCTTTCGACGATGTGGTCGTTATGAGATTTTACATCTTCTAACGTGTTGTCTTCGTTTTTTGCACCGATAGACTCTTTAATGCTTTTCATTTCATTAGCTAAGTACTCAGAATACTTATTGAAATCTTCAGCTTTTACAAATTCTGCCATGTTTTTTTCTTTTATTTCTGTATTTGTGTTTGTTATTGTAATTTCTTTTTCTGCAACTCCAGTTTCTTCGTTCATTTCATAGATCCAAAGACCTGAGTCGTTATCAAAACCATACGATTCATTTACTCTTTTTAATTCAGCGTTAGCAAATCCAGGATCTGCAACTAAATCATAAGTAAATAATTGTTTGATTTTAACCTTTCCATTTGATTCTACAGCACCAGCAGCTCTTGAAGAGATTTGTAAAGGTACACCAGCATCAACTAGTGCTTTAGCTTGACGTCCAGCGTCAGTATCTAATAGTCTAATTTTACCTTTTACATGCTTTGATTCTTTATCGTAGAAAAGCTCCTCAATAATGTGTGAAACATTTTTTAGAGAAACATCAAATTGCTGAGGATGATCTAACTCGCCCAATAGCTTAGAAGATTTAATCTTCTCTTGTAACTGTTGGATTTGAGGAACATACTCAGATTCAGTATAAATTCTGTTGTTTTTGTTTTTAGTGTCAATTTCACCAAAAATACCTTCGAGGATGTACTCTTTATTGTCAGATTCCGCTACGCGTAATTGACTAGAGGACATTTCGACGATTAGTAAATCGTTAACTTTTGCCATATCTATGGTTTTTATTATTTTTAATATATATCATCTTCTATTTTGTGAATATCTTAATATGTTAAATGTCAAGGTCTAGATCATCATCTCCGCCCTCTTCTTCCTTGCCAGCATCCTTCTCTTCTTCCTTCTCTCCTTCAGCATCTTCAGTCTCTTTATCTAGATAATATTTAACTAGAACATCCATTTCACCTTCAGCAAAAGCATCTTGTCCATATTCACTATAGAAATAATCTTTAAATTCTTTTTCAGTTTTAGATGCTGTAATAGCTCCTAGAATTTCAGCTGATTTTATTTCAGATCCTGAATCTAAGGTTACTGGTTCCACATATATGCTTGATTCTTCACCGGCCTTTAAGGCGTCTTCGGTGATAAATTCTTCAAATGTTTTGTAAATCTTCATAGTTTATATATCTCTTTTTCTTAATGATCTAGGGTTTAGCTATTAAAAGCCCATCCCGTCATCTTCAGGTTCTGGTTCATCAGCAGCAGCCTTTGCAGCTTTTGCTTTAAATGATTTATTAGCATTGATTTCATCATCGGTCAATTTTAAGTATTTTGTTACTAAATATTCTTGATCGAAGTAGTATTCTTCTTCCATAGTCTCTTGATTAGTTGTCATTAAACTATCTCTCATACTTGAGATAAAGTCTAATCTTAACTGCATGATTTCTTGATTCTTTAATTCAGCAAATACATTCTCTTCATTAAATCTTAAAGATACTTGTGTTTTGAATTGTGGATCATCAGTAAATTCTGGATATTTAAGACACATTTGAATATACAATGGCTTAACTAATATCTCTTGGAATACTGATCTTAGTCTATTAATAAACTTAGCAAACTTAATTTCATCTCTTACCATACCGTCACCAGCTAATGCATAGTCACCACCATCATCTTCATATAAGAATCTGTTGTAAGGTATTTTAGAAACTTGTTTTAGTTTATCTTGGAAATATTTAAGAGCTTCTGTATCATTTAATTCTGGTCCTTCACCACCAAGAGTTTCAATTTCTGGAGTTTCACCATCTTTAGAAGGTAACCAATACTCTTTACTAAATTGTAACATTGGTTTACCATCTGTTGTTAATGATCCTGATTCAAAATCAAAATCAACAACTTCTTTATAGTTATTCATTAACTGAGCTAACGATTGTTTTGCTCTAGTTTTAGATTTACCACCTACAGGTATAATAAACTTCATTCTAAATGAAGCGTTAGTTACAGCCCAGATTACTCTGGTATGTTCCATAATCCTAAGTAGGTTAAATGATCTAGTTAATCTTTCAACATAAGATACTCTTGATGCTGTTGATAAAGAAGAATATGAAAGATAAATGATTTGAGAATCATATAACACTCTTTCTTTTACTGGATCATCTTTATATTGGATCCATACTTTCTTACCGTCGTCTTTATTAAAACCAGGCATTAGTGTTACTGGATCAATCTCTTTAAAACCTATAATCTCTTTTTGGTCTGGGGAATAAATTATCTCAAATGATAAGTAACCATCTACTAAGAACTTTCTAAAGAAGTACCAAGCTGATTGTTCACCATTAAATCCAAAGTAGTGATAGATTTGTCTAAAGTATTTGTTAAGGTCTTTGTTAACTTCTTCAGAAACATCAAGACCTAGAATAGAAGGTTGAGCAAAGAAATTCTTTTCATCATATACAACTGCTTCATCACAAAGTATATCTAGAATATCTTCAACCTCATCGTTCATTGAGAATCTTCTTAATTCATCTCTTTTACCAGGATAATCAATATCAAAGAACGGTACGTTCTTCTTCATATTAATATCTGCCATGGATAGAGCAGCAAATGCTCCGTAAATATCATCGTTGTCTAATCCGAACGGGTTCATCTCTCTATAGCCAAATTGGTCCTCCATAGGGCCAATCGCTTGAGATTGTCTAAGTACCAGGTCATCATATCGCATACCAAAAGAACTCAGCGTCTTCAAAGCACTTGAGAGGCTAAATGGTTTTGAGTTTGAACTAAATGGTCCGTTTCGTTTGTCAGTAAATCCTGCCATAATATAGTATTATTTCTGTTTTATATATCTCATTTATTTGGATGGTTTCTAAACATAGCTCTAATAGCTCCAACTCCCTTACCTTCTAGATCTGTAAAGTCGCAAAGTGCTATTCTCGACCAGTGTTCAAATGATACCACTGCTTGTTGTGATTTTCGACTAGGGATATATTGTCTAATCGCGAAATCAAAGCCAAACTTAGCTAAAAAACCTTTAGCGCCATCATAGCTTAATCCTAATTGTGCTTGTGATTTTGCAGGCTTACCATCTTGTCCTTTGATAAAACCTTGGAATCTTTCATACACTACATCTAACAGTTCTTCCTTTACATTAGGAGGTAACATGTTTAAATTAATACCACAGTCATTACCGCCAGCTGGATCTAATGCTAGCACACATGGGTTCTTATCCCACCATTCTGCGTATTTTGGGTCTTCATATCTAAAAACATACAACTGTCCAGGTCTAAATCTTCTTGATGTAGTTTGTACTGCTGTTTCTCTAATAGCCTTTCTAGAATCTGTAAACCAGCTCTCTGCATCGCCTTTAGCCCTAGCTTTACCACCAGACTCTTTAGATAATTCTCGTATGCCTTTTTTAATAGCTCCCATTATTTAAGTGTCTTTTCAGTTAATACTACAAATCTCATATTTCTACTATCGCACCATGCTTGTGCATATTTGTACTTATCAGTATTCTTAACGTATTGTTCTGCTAAAAATTTATATGATTCCAAAGCCTTCTTTGATTTTTTAAGAGGTGGCTTTGGTTTTTTGATTTGTGCTTCTGGTTTTATTTCAACTATAAACTCTTCTTCAAATCCATCTTCAGTTTTAGTTTTCATATAGAAGTCAGGATAGTATTTATGTTCTCTATTATCCTGTCTAGAAATATATTTAATTTCTACTGGTTCGCTTGACCACTTTAATACAGTATCTTTAGTATCGCACATAATACAGAACTTTCTTTCCCATGAGGAACGATAAATGATCGGCGTTGGGCCGATATACTTATCTGGATTTTCAGGAGTATAATATCCCTGAACAAATCCTGAGTTACCTCTAGGTTTTAAGTTCTTTATTGACATTTATATGTTAAACATTCCGGAATCCCCGTCACTATTAGAAGTATTTATTCTATCCATTGACATGGTATTCTTATATTTGGTTGGATGTATCTTATTCCATCCTTTAGCATATCCTCTTTTTGCTATCTCCGTAAAGTATGCAAATGCATTGGTATACTTAGGATTAAAGTTACGCCAGTATTTTAAAAGGTCTAATATAGCAAATTGTAAGCAGTCATTTCTATCATCACTACTAACATACACTAATTTTCTAATTGCCCTCTCAGCTAAAAGAATTAACATCTTTTCAGCATCTCTCGTTAACTTATCATCCTCTAAAGATTGTACAATTTGATTGTAAAGATCTTTATTATTGAGGTAATTCTTTTTTCTTGGCACGATTTGTGTTGTTTAATTTACTATTATATGCAAAAAAGCCCGAATGTTTCGA